AAGGAAGAGCTTACGGAAAGAACTCGTAATGAGAACGTATTACTCAAAAGGTGGAGGACTTAGAGAATGGGTCAAACAGAATTGGGTAGATATTGCCAACAAAAAATCAGATGGCTCATTCCCGAAATGTGGAAGAAGTGGTGGAGAAAAAAGAAAAAATTATCCAAAATGCGTGCCTATTGCAAAAGCAAGAGCGATGAGCAAAGGGCAACGTGCGGGTGCCGTCGCAAGAAAACAAGCTAAAGCGAATACAGGCCCTACACCTAGTAGAGCTGCAACATTTGCGAAAAAGAAAAAGAAGACAGCATAATGAGTAGATATAATAAACAAAATCTTCCAACAGTTCCAGCTTATGATGATGGTAAATATTTAGGTAATTTAACTCAACAAGAAATTAGAGATTATCAAGGAGAACAACAAGAAAAGAAAAATTTAAGAAATAAAAGACCTAGATCAAAAAGAGCCATGGGTGGAAGAATAGAATATTCAAAAGGCACAATGCCAGCTAGAAACAAAAAAAATTTCAGACCTACAAAGTCTGGAGCAGGTATGACACGAGCCGGTGT